GCCCGGTCCTACGTTGACTGCGTGGAGGCTCTGTAATGTACAAGATGACCTTCGGACGTGGACCTAATGCGCTCACCAAGTACTTCCTGAGCTGGAGCGAGGCTAAGTCCTACGCCAAGGCTGTGGGCCGGTCTACACGCTCAATCAAGCCGGTCCACTGAGCCATCTCAAAGCAACGCAATGTCTAACGCAAGCCAAGCAATTGGCACAAAGGCCAGGACACTGGCAAAGGAACACAACGCAATGAAACTCTCAGAACTCAAGGCGTCCGCTCTGGATGCCCTTGCGGGGGCTCATACGCCTGCACAGATAATAGAATGGGCCACGGGAGGTCGCTTCCGCGAGTCGAGCGCATACGTGCTCACCGTGTCTCACCGTGGCCATACCTTCCACCTGGGCAAGTGGTCGGGCTGGGAAGGCTCGTTCTGGATGGTCGAGGCGCGTACTGGGCTGGTCTTCCTGGGGCACCTTGCGTACCTGAAGCTCACCATTAGGCAACGCACGGCTACACGCTTCATGGCGGACGGGGAGGGCTCGGAATGAGGGCCTATCACGTAATCGTCATTAATGAGCGCACCGGCAAGAAAACCCAGATGACTGCCACGCCAGTGACACATGGGGAAGGCTGCACGCTCCTTAGCAAGCTGACCGACTACTCGTGGAGGCGCAAGCAGCTTGAGGAGGTGGTCCGATGATCCGGTTCTTTCTGGTCTACGCCATCGCTCTCACAGTCATCGGCATGGGCAACTTAGACACCGCTGAGAGGGCCTTCGCGGCTCGCTCGGTCGCCTTAACGCAAGCAACTGAGCAGTGATTCAAGTCGAGCCCTTAGGTCGTCTCTGAGGGCTCCGCTGCCAGCCAACTGGCGCTGGAGTCACCAACGTAACGCAATGACAGCCGCAAGGCATAACGCTAAGGAAACGCAACGGATGCAAAAGCTCAACGTGACCACCTTCACGGCCTCGAAGGTCGCTCTGGACATAATAGATGCAATGGTCGAGGTGAGGCGCACTGGGATCGCTCAGTACCTCACCAATCGCAAGGGCCACAAGTGGATGCGCGTGGCTCTCATGGTGGACGACCATGGCCGCAGGTACTTTCAGTTCCTCGACAAGGGCAACCGGGAATGCGGCCACATAATAAGGCGCTGTGCCCTGGTCCATTGGAACCTCTATGTTCGCCGCCAGTTTGAGCGCCTGGAGTCTCAAATAATACGGCCTGAGGTAAGCGACGGACGGGACTATCAAGAGTCAGAAAGCCGCCATATTATCGCCGCCAGAAACACAGCGTCACCCATAATACGAAGCCAGTTCGCTGGTACAAGCTGCACCGCAAGTCAACGCAACGCTAACACTAATGCAATGGGAATCTCCGCATGACCATCTCTCATGTCCTCCTGAAGGCGTCCACCGCCATCCCGTCGAAAGACAAGCTGCACCCGGTTCTCAAGGACCACATTCCGATATTCGAGCAGATGGCTAAGGCCGCTGAGGATCGCCATGGCCTCGTCACGGCTGACCTGTTTGGTCATGAGGATTGGGCTGATTCCCTCTGTGATGTTATTGAGGAGCACGGTGCATCGCATCCGCAGTTCACCTCAGGCGTCTACTCGTTCCCCTTCCTGAAGCCCGAGTATATCAACGACCTCCTCAACGAAATCTCAGCGATGTCCTTCGAGGTCAACCCGGAGGAGGACGCCTTAGTCCAGATCCCAGAGATTACCCTGGCGGACAACTGCCGCACGTTGCATGACTGTCTTCACTCGCTCTTTCAGTACGCCGTAAAGCCCCTGGCTGCGATCCTGTACAACCTTGAGCCTAAGTTCATGCAGTCGATCCAGTTCGCTCAATACACGCCTGAGAACACCGCTGAGGGCCATTGGCACCACGACGAGGACTCAGACATCACTCTGGTGGTGGCCTTGACGAACAATCATGTGGGTGGTGGCACGATGGTGAAGCCGCAAGGGCTTGGGGAGGTCTTCATGGTCCCACAGTTGCCGGTGGGTCACGCAATGCTCTTTCAAGGTTCCCGCACGTTGCACTACGGATTGCCCGTCACTGAGGGTGCAAGGAACCTGCTGGTCTTCTGGTCTACTCTGAGGCCCTAAGGCTTACCAGCCAGACTCATCGGGAGTTAATTCGGGATGCTCATCGCCAGTCAGGAAGTCGGCTTCTTCGGAGTCATCACTGCGAAAGGTCAGGGCGTCGAAATCAGCGAGAGCATCCCTAAGCACATGAGCGGAAACCTTAGGCTCCAATTGGGTCACAAGGGAACGATTAGGCATAATGTGCTCCAGCAGAATCACAACGGTGAAGTGAGATGGACGAGAAGAACCGCCAAGGGATCAGCAAGAGTACGCTTGAGGGGTATCTCGCTGAGATACGCCAAATCAAGACACAAATTGCACAGATGCGCCATTGGCTGGATGCAAGCTATCAACCAGAAACGGTAAAGTCAATCAACCCTGTGGACCTCAAGGCACGCAGGCGCTCAACCGAGGTGTCAATAGATCGCCTTGAGAAACGACTGGCTTCCCTGATAGCTGCGTGCCGTCAAATCCCTTCTATCTCCTACACGGAGAAGGGGGACTTCTCGCACGTACAGAATACTGGAGTGACATTCAATGCAAAGTAGCATCAAGTCCATCAAGTTTTACGCTGACATCCCAGCCATAAAGCCTGGAGCACCGGGCACTAAAGGCAAGGTGGAGCGTGAAGTGAAGTCCACTTATTTCGCGGTAGGGGCGGGGTCGGGAGACGCCCGTATTGATCGCCTGGAAGTGGTCACAACGCCTGGGCCTCAGGCAACCGTTGAGATTCACCAATACCTCTCAACAGGGGAATCAACGGTATTTATCTACCAATTGGCCGACATACTGGGTCGGATCGAAATCACGAGATAGGCACCATGCAACCCAACGCCAACGCAATGTCAATAATACGCAAAATAAACGACCAACAAGACCTCCAAGACCCCAATCGGCATCGCTCCGAGTCAGTCCAGATTTAAAAACCCTCACTACTACAAGATTCCTTTAAGAGAAACCTAAAGACCTCCTTTAGGTTCTCTCAGAGGTTTCTTAGGGTTTTCTATTGACTAAAGGATTATAAGAGATGTCGATCCTCCTACCTCCGCAGCACGACTTTTCCGACATCAAGGAATCGCCCAAAGCCTTTGAGACCCTGAGTCGGCTTTTCGGTGAAGACCTCGCAGCCATCCAGCTCTCCCTTGAGCATGAGGCTTACGAGTTGGGTGAACAGAGCTTCCGCAAGTCCTTGGAGCGATCCATTGAGCGGGGCGAATACGCCGACACACAGCCTGCCCAGCCACTCCTCGCAGCACTGGTCCCACGGTTCGTCGCTCGGTACAACGAGTGGCTTGAACACCAGAACACCAAGGTTCGCCGTAAGCACGTTGCCATTGAGGACTTCCGCAAGCTGAAGCCTGAAGTGGCCGCTGTGGTCACCATCAAGCGGACGCTGGGTCTCCTCGCTAACACTGGGGCCGGTGTGATCGTCCAGAAGGTGGCGGTGAGTATCGGTCAGTCCATCGAAGATGAGATGCGCTTCGGGCGTATCCGTGAGGAGGAGGCTGAGCACTTCCGCAAGTTCATCAAGCCCGCCCTGGAGAAGCGCAACGGGCACCTCTACAAGAAAGAGTTTATGAAGGCTGTAGAGTCCAAGATGATCGAGGCCGGTGAGCTTGGGTCTACCTGGGCACCATGGGAAACCGACCGCGCCGAGATAGGCAACGACCGTCACTTTCAGGTGGGCATCAAGCTCATGGAGATTCTCATTGAGTCCTCCGAGCTGATCGTCATCCAGCGGGAGAACGCTGGGAACATCACCAAGGACTGCGAGACCGTTGCGCTCCACCCAGAGTGGATCAAGCGCTTGGGAGACCGGGCGTTCAACCTCTCGGGAATCACTCCGGTATTCCAGCCGTGCGTCGTTCCGCCTAAGCAGTGGACCGGCATCAAGGGTGGTGGCTACTGGGCGCATGGGCGCAAGCCCCTGAGTTTCATCCGTGTGAGGAACCGAAAGGCCCTGGAGCGCTACCGCGATGTCCACATGCCTGAGGTCTACAAGGCGGTGAACCTGGCTCAGGAGACTGCGTGGGCGGTCAACCAGAACGTACTTGCAGTGGTCAACGACATCGCCCAATGGCGCGCCGTACCAATCAAGGACTTCCCGGCCCTGGAGAAGGAGGAGCTGCCGATGCGCTCCGATGGAATGGAGGAGGACGAGGAGGTTCTCAAGCAGTGGAAGCGAGCAGCCTCAGCGGTCTACCGTCGAGAGAAGGCCAGGAACTCCCGCCGTCTCCGCTTTGAGTTCATCGTGGAGCAGGCCAACAAGTTCGCTGCCTTCGAGTCGATATGGTTCCCGTACAACATGGATTGGCGTGGTCGCGTGTATGCGCTCCCCATGTTCAACCCACAGGGCAACGATATGACCAAAGGGCTCCTCATAGCCGCTCAAGGTGAGCGAATAGGGGCTGAGGGTCGTAAGTGGCTGGCGATACACGGGGCCAACACTGCGGGCGTCGATAAGGTCTCCTTTGAGGAGCGCCTTCAGTGGGTCGAGGACAACACCAAGCTCATACTTGAGTGCGCCTCTGATCCGCTTGGTTGCACTGAGTGGATGTCCATGGACTCCCCATTCTGCTTCCTGGCGTTCTGCTTTGAGTGGCAAGGTGTCCAGCAGCAAGGCGACGATTGGGTCTCCGCGCTTCCGGTAGCCTTCGATGGGTCGTGCTCGGGTATCCAGCACTTCTCAGCGATGCTCAGGGATGAGCGTGGTGGTCGCGCCGTAAACCTCCTTCCTTCTGAGAAAGTGCAGGACATCTACAAGCTGGTAGCCGATGAGGTGAACCGCCGTCTTCAACTCGAC